CACTTCTGTAGTGAGACTATCGGCATTGATGGCTACAGCCCAAGTCTTGCGATAATTGATGAATACTTTTGTTTTACTTCGGATAAACCAGTAACTGCAATGAGATACGGGAGCAGGGCTAGAGAGAATGGATTAGTTTTGCTTATTACGACAGCAGGAACAGACATATCTTTACCAGCCTATGACGAGGATGAGAAAATCCGTAAAATACTAAATGGAATTTTGACTGATGATACTTATTTCGGAATAATCTACAGCATTGACGAAACTGATGATTGGAAAAAACCAGAGTCATACATTAAAGCAAACCCAAGTATTGATGCAATTATTGATAGAAAGATTTTAGAACAAGACTTACAAGACGCATTAGGACAGCCGAGCCACCAATCAGATTATAAAGCGAAAACCTTAAACATCTGGACTAACGAGACATCAAATTGGATTAGTCTACAAAAATGGGATACGGTAACTAGAAACAAGCAAGTAGAACAATCAGAGTTTAGCGGTCAATACTGTTATGCTGGGTTAGACTTATCATCAATAAACGACTTCACTGCATACACAAAATGCTTTGAAAAAGATGGCAAGTATTATTTGTATCATAAGTTTTATGTACCATCAGAACAAATATTTGAGAAATACCGAGTGGAGAATATAAACATAAAGAATTGGATAGACACAGGTATTGTAACAGCAATACATGGAGCAACTATCGACTACGATTATATAATAGCGGACATAAAGAAAGACAGCGAAAATTTTAATATTGCAGAACTCGCATACGACAAATGGCAGAGCAACAAACTAATCGACAGCTTAGAGGAATTGCTCCCAAAAACTATTCTAATCCAGTATGACCAATCGTTACGGCAAATGTCGAACCCAAGCAAAGAGTTCGAGCGGCTAATCCTTGAAGATAAAATTATAGACCCAAACCCAGTTATAAAGTGGATGGTCTCAAATGCTGTTGTAAAGCCAGATGTAAATGGAAACATTAAGCCTCTAAAGGAATACAAATCATCGACTAAACGAATTGACGGTGTGATAACTTCAATTATGTCTATAGACAGATGTAGGGCAAATGAAGATAACAAGGTAAGTACCAGCCAAGACTTTAATGCAATATTAAACTTATTCTAAAACTAAATAATAGGGAATAAAGTGAAACTATTCAATTTTTTAAAGAGAAAATCTGTACACACTGGTAATATTCCAGTTACGATAGTAAACAACAACACTGCTACAGGTAATGACGCAACAAGTTGGGCAGCTATAGATTTAATTGCTTCGTCATTCGCCAATTTAAGCGGACATTTCTTTGATGCAAAGACTAAGCAAGCAATAAATGAACATAATCTGTACGACCTAATAAATTATCCCAACCACGATGAGACTAAGTTTCAATTTTTCTACAGTGCAATTAAGGATTATTTCGAGTGTGGTAATGTTTACTGGTACAAATACGATAATCAAGATGGCGATATTGTAGCACTATTCAGATTAAATCCAAATAAAGTGATGGTTCGCCGAGACACATTTAACCAGAAAGTTTTTACTCATAATGGTGAGGAACACTACAGTAATAAGATACTGCACATACCATCACGCTATGGATATAACGGTTTAGTAGGAAAAAGCATATTTTCAGAGTGTAACAATGTATTCAAAATATCTGCTGAAATTGACAGTTATGTAAATAATTCATTCAATAACAATGTCGGAAACAGACTTATCATAGATATTTCCAAACAGTATCCCGATGCAAGTGAGGAACAGTTACAGCAACTTAGAAATAAATTCCAGCAGAACTACACTGGTATTCAAAATGCTGGGAAGCCACTAATCAAATCTGGTAAAATTGAGTATAGTAAAATTGATACCGAATTTAAAGATAATAGGTCAAATCAGTTATTGGAAAATAGACAACATCAGGAAAAAGAAATATCAAAACTATTTGGAGTGCCACTGCATTTACTTAATGGTACAGAAATCAGTAACATAGAATCAATTTATATTTTATTTATAGAGAATGCAATAAGACCAATAGCAACACAGTTCGAGCAATCAATAAACAAGTTAATCCCAGTAGACCAGAGAAGCAGGATATATTTTGAGTATTCTTATAACTCATTATTAAAGACATCTCTACCAACCAGAATAGACTCATACGCTAAGCAATTAAACAATGGCATATTAAGTATCAATGAGATTAGGCGAAAAGAAAATCTGCCAGAAGTAGAAGCTGGAGACCATATATTCTTACCAGCAAACTTAATGCCACTTAAAGAGGAAATTATAGCGGCTTATATGAGTAAGGCGAAACTAAACCAACTTGAATTTGAGCAACTAAATACCAACAACCCAAATGTAAAGGGTAATCATTTAACACAGGGAGATGATAAATCATAATGGATGTACAATATTGGATAATGATAATAACTTTTTTAATAAGTATCGGTGGTTTAGTATGGAAAATGTCAAGATTAGCCAATACAGTAGAAACAAACACCAAAGATATACAGAAAATCAATTCCCGAATTGATAAAATAACAAGTGAGAGAAACTCCGAGATAAACGAAATAAGGCAGCAGATACTAACTATTATACAATCGCAAGCCCGTATAGAGGAAAGAATAGTTTTTTTGATTGATGAGATAAAGACTATAAAATCGAAATAAAGGATAACAAATTGAAAAAGAACGAGAAGCGGCAGCTGTCATTTAACAGCATAGAGTTGAGAGCGGAAATTGGCGCAACTGGTAAGAAAATTATTGAGGGAATTATCCCATATAATTCAAAATCAGTGCCGATGTTTGGAGTAACCGAAGTCATAAGCAGAACTGCTTTTAATAAGACTATATCTGATAAAAGTATCGTCAGGGCTTTATACAATCACGACACCAATAGGATACTCGGCTCTACTGAATCTAACACATTGCAACTTGAAAATACCGATGATGGCTTAATTTGTAGATGTGAATTGCCGAACACAAGCTATGCTAATGATATGTATGAGATTGTTAATCGGGGTGATATTAAAACAATGTCATTTGGCTTTGAACCGATTAAGTGGCTTGATGATAGTAAGACAAAAACTCGGACACTAAAAGAAGTTAAACTTATCGAAGTAAGCTATTGCGTTCCATTTCCAGCGTATGAAGAAACAAACTCTGTTGCGTATATGCGCGGATTAGAAAAAAACAACATTGACATAGAAAAACTAAATGAAGTATTGGAAAAAGATACTTTACAAGATGATGACAAGAAAATAATCAAACAAACAGTTGACTCTTTACGAAGTTTAATAATCGAACCAGAAGCAGTTGAACCAGAGCAGGCGAACGCTACTCTACCGCAAGTAGACACTTCAAATATTTTGTTACAACTTGAAGCAGAGTTAGCACTATAAAGGAAAACAAAATGAATAATGAATTAATTAATGTAGACATTCAATTAAGAAGTCTATCAGACAAAGTAAAAAATGGCGAGATTAAGGCAGACGAAGCACAAAAAGAGTTGGACTCCCTTAAATTACAAAAAAGAGAAATTTCTCAGAAAATAGCCCAAGCCAATATGCCCAGTGAGGAGAGAACTACATCACTTGCCGATATTAAGCAGGCTATGATTGAAAAGAGAGGAATTACCCTTAACGGAACTGGCGCAATCAATCAGGTAAAAGAGTTGCAAAAAGAACTATCCCGCAAAAAGGAAATTCTTAATCTTGTAAGATATTTCTATGGCTCAAATGCCTCAACTAACATTCCAGTATTAAGTGCTGGTCTCGCAACTCCCGCTCAAGCAGGAGAAGGCACTGCAAATATTGATGTAGACAATCAAGCCACATTAGGAAGTAAATCAATTACGCCCCACGCTTTTGTGTCTATTTTGCCAGTAAGTGCAGAAGCATTGACATTAGGGAGCGTAAACCTCGAAGCAGAATTGCCACTAATCTTTGCGGAAGCCTTTTCGGATGGTTTCGCTAAGCAGGTTATACAGGGCGATGGCAAAGGAATGAACTTTACTGGGTTATTTACCAATAAACCAGTTGAGGTAAAATGTGCAACTACTGGAGTTCCAGTTATGGCAGACTTGGTAAATCTCGCATTGACCATGAGAGACTATACCGATGATGCAGTTATTGTTATGAACCCAACGGTTTACAGCCATATACTTGCAGATGCAACTAAAGGAGTAGCGCAACTGTATAAAGAGGAGCTGATCAGGACTAAAACAATCGAAGGTGTAAAGGTTCTACTTACTGGATATGCACCATCTGAAACAGTTGCTGGTTCAACTGTAGCTGTTGCAGGTAGAATGAGTGATTACGGTGTAGGTCTTGCAAGCGAGATTACTATTGAACCAATTAAGAAAGTTGGCGATACCAATACATATTTTCAGGCTATTGTGTTTGCTAATGGTACACCAATTAACCATAAGAACTTCTACAGACTAACCACTGTATAATTAAACAAAGGCAGTTCGATAAATAATCGGACTGCTTTTTTATTACTAACTTATATGAAAGAAATAGTAACCATAAGCGAATTCCAACAATACTCAAATGTATTCAGCGATAATACAGAACTGCAATTAGTGTATATTCAGTCTGCACAGAATATAATTAGCGACTACTTGGGATACGATATAGAAAAACACATATTGAACCCAGCAACTAATCAAGTTGAGAGGATAAAAGAAATCCCAGAGATTATAAAACTAACAATAATGCGGAT